AACCTTGCGCTGAAACGCTTTTTTGCTGTGAATAACTTGCGGTAGACACATCCCAAGCAGTACTTAACGTGTACTGTGATATAGCATCGCTGCTCTGCCCAATAATGTACATACTCGTACCGTCATCCTTAAAAAATATATCATACGGTATCGTTTCTTGGGCAGAAATACTTTTACTTACACTGTCATAGCTTGCTGTAGTAACATCCCACGCAGTAGATAACGAGTACTGAAATACGGTATCATTTTGACTCCCGACAACATACATCTTCGTGCCATCAGGTTTGATGTAAACACCTGTAGGAGTATTATCTTGTGATGCAACTGAAAAGTCTCCGTAAGAGGCCCAAGAACTAGGGTCGTTACTAGCCACACTACCTGAAGTAGTACTACCAATAGTAACCTTAATATCCTTGCCTACAACGACAGGGCCATTAACTACGAAGTCTTTATCATTAGCCATCAGGATGCTCCATCTATTGCAAGTACAGACTTGTAAGTAGTACCACCGTCTATAGTGTTGAATGTGATTACGTCTGTGTCTCCGATAGCAGGTGACGTAGGTGCTGTACCGCCAGACCATTGTAGGGTGCTGTCGTATGTGATGGTGTTGCTGGATACAACATCGTACTCGTATACCTCTGACGTTAAAGAAAGAACAAACATCTTTCCGCTAGATGTAAAGAATAAATCAGTTGGGTTTGTAGTTTCTGAAGAAACACTAAAACTTATGTTATCATATGATGAAGTAGAAACGTCTAGTGCAGTTCCCAAGGAGTATTGATAAATAGTATCGTCTGACTTCATAAGCCAAAGTTTAGTGCCAGTAGGGTTTAACCAAAGCCCTTCAGGATCACTAGTACTCTCTGCGTCAGCACTATACTCATTGTTGTCGTGGTCTGCCGTTGATATATCCCAAGCGGTTGATAAGTCGTAACCGTATACCTTCCTAGCACTGTGATCGGCTAAGATCATCTTTGTACCACTGGCGTTAAACCAGATGTTAGGGTTGTTAGCTAGGGTACTGGGGTCTGTTATTGAAAAGGATGTATCAAGAGTTGCTGTACTTAAATCCCAAGCGGTACTAAGACTAAGTTGATAAATCTTATCTGTTGACCCTCCCGCTACAAAACAAGCTGTACCATCAGGTTTAAAAAACATACCTCCTACACGGTTTTCTACACTTGAAGTAATAGTCTGTCCATTAAGCTGCTGGTCATGAGTAGCTGTAGATATATCAAAGGCTACCGACAAGTCGTACAGCTGTATGTCAAAACCTCCTTCAATGATATACAGTCTGGTTCCATCAGAGCTAAAGTGAAAAGCTTCGCCATTGTTAGTATTGGCGCTTAATGACTTCTCTTGTACATACGTTGCGTTTTCTAGTATGTAGGCTTCACCACTCCCATCCAACAACAACGTAGCACCACTAGATGTCCCACTAGCAGCAGGGTTGCTTAGGGCTACCTGAATGTCAGACGTTGGGGTAATCTCAAAGACTGAACCTGTGGATAGGTCTAGGGTGTTGGTGGTTAGGACTGTGGAGTATTGGTAGATGGCCTGATTGGTTTGACCTACAATATACATTTTTAATCCGTCATCACCAAAGAAAACACCACTAGGGGATGCGTCTTGTGAGGAAACAGAAAAAGAAATACTTGAATAAGACGCTGTGGATAAATCCCATGCAGTTGAGAGGGCGTATTGATATATCGTGTCATTATCACCCCCAGAAGTATAAAAATAAGTGCCATCTGACTTAAACCACATGGATAATGGAGTTGTGTCTTGAGATGTAACGCTAAAACTTACACTATCATATGAAGCAGTAGAAACATCCCAAGCTGTAGATAGGCTATATTGATAAACACTATCAGTACTAAACCCTACAGCATACATCTTTGTACCATCAGATTTAAAGCTCACACCCCTTAAACCTGTATCTTGAGTTATTGCAAAACTTTTACTTGCGTAACTTGCCGTAGATAAATCCCAAGCTGTACTTAAAGTATATTGGAATATGTCGTCCGTTGAGTTTCCTGCAACGTATAGTGTTGTACCGTCCGATTTAAAATAGATACCCGTAGGTGATGTATCTTGAGATGAAACACTAAAACTGACACTATCATAACTAGCTGTAGACACATCCCAAGCTGTACTTAATGTGTACTGATAAATGCTATCTGTTGAGTCATCGGATATATATAACTTTAGACCATCACCTTTAAAGTATAAACTCCTTGGACCTGTTGCCTGAGAATTTACACTAAAGCTGACACTGTCATAAGAAGCACCAGCTAAGTAGTAACCCACACTTCCAGACACAACTGTACCCAAGCCCTCGTGATATACCGTTGGCTGAATACCGTTCTTTACTTTAAAATCTTTATTGTTTGACATCTACTTCACCTTCCATAGTTGTCTATATATTCTTACAGAGTAATAGCTTTAACTGCAAACGCTGTGCTTGTTGTTGCAGCAGGGGTAGCCAAGATACGAATGTCTGTACCTGAAATGTCTACATCAAATGTAGCTAATGCTGTTGAAGTATTTAACTGTGCATACTCTGTAGCAATAGCAGTTGTACCACTATGTGTAATTAGTATTTCAGTAATGCTACGGTTAGTTCCATCATCTGCAGTAATAACAGCTTTAACACCATCATACGTTGCGTGAGCATATTCTGCAATAGATACTTGAGAAGTTGCAGTAGTTGTGTGCGTCTGTGTATCAAACGCTTCTACTGTGGCATTTACCCAAGCTGAACCATTCCACTGCAGGAACTCACCAGTAGATGCACTAGTAATAGTTACGTTACCAATGTCATTCAGTGTGTTGATAGTAGGGATACTAGCGAATGTTACGTTACCTGAACCATCAGTCTTTAAAAACTGTCCTGTTGAACCATCTGATGTAGGGAGTGTCAGTGCTGTAACAAAGCTGGTAAGGTTAGCATCATATGCTTGTACTGAAGACCCTATGTTAGAGTCAAGTAAAACTGTACCTGTAGCATCAGGTATTGTAATTGTTCTAGCTGCTGTAGGATTAGTAAATGTTACAGTAGTATCATTACTATCTACACTAGAACCCTCTACAGTAAAACCCGAATCGTTTAAATGTAATCCTGTAACTACTGGACTTGTCAGTGTTTTATTGGTAAGCGTCTTAGTTGTACTTGCCATGTATGTATCAAAGTCACTAACAAGTGCTTGCTTCATTACATCAGCATCACTAATTACAACACCGTCAGTACCAGCTAGTGTAACTGTAGCTTGTGTTGTTGCACTACCATCTAATATGTTTAACTCTGCTGCAGTAGATGTAAGACCGACAACATTATTAGACTGACCTGCAATAGTAGCTACGTATGCTTTAACAGACTGTTGAGTAGGAATAAGTGTAGCACTATCAGATGACATATCATCTTCATCTACAAACCCTGTTACTGTAATAGTTCCATCTGAAAGTGTATCATACTCAAGACTAGCTTGCAAGGTTCCTTTTGTAACTGTTAAATCGCCTGTACTTGCACCTGTAAAGGAACCAGTACCCATAATAAATTTATCTGCCGATTCATCAAAACCAATAAATGCATTGTTAGAATCACCACGTTCAATAACTATACCTGAGTCATTCGTGGGTGTTCCAGTAACACCATTACCTAATTCTATAAGAGTATCAGAAATAACAGTATTGGTAGTATTAAGAGTATTTAACGTTCCATTTACCGTAAGATTGCCGCTTACTGTAGCATTACCAGAAACACTTAAATCGTCACTTAATGTAGCTGCACCTGTAACGCCTAGTGTACCACCTACTGTAGTATTTCCTGTCAAAGTTGAAGCACCTGTTACACCTAGTGTACCAGCTACAGCAGTGTTACCAGAAGAAGAGGCTACAGTAAACTTGTTTGTATTAATTTCAAAGTCACCATCAATACCCGCTGCACCTGTAACAGCCAGAGTAGAAGAAAGAGTAGTAGCACCAGTTACACCAAAAGTCCCACCTACAGTAGCATTACCTGATGCATCCATAGTGGTAAAGTCTGCAGCGGCAGCAGTAGTTGCACCTATAGCAGTGTTGTCAATAGTACCTGCATTAATGTCTGCAGTGTCAGCTACAAGACTGTCAATATTGGCTGTACCATCAATGTACAAATTACGCCATTCAGAGCCTACTGCACCTAAGTCATAGGTGTCATCAGCAGAAGGTATAAGTGGTGAAGCAACATCTGCAGTAATAGTTACAGTATCTGATGCTGCATCACCAAGAGTAGTGTTACCACCTACTGTTAAATTACCTATGATACCGGCATTTGCATCTACATCAAGTGTATCTATATGTGCAGTACCGTCAAGAAATAAGTCTTTAAACTCTAAAGTAGTTGTACCTAAGTCAATATCATTATTAGTTACAGGGACAATAGCACCATCNNNAANACGNANNTGTTCTACTGCAGAACTACTTACTTCAACAAAAACACCAACTCTATTATTGCTAGTATCAACAGCTACTTTATTTAGCCCATCTAAGTCTGCAATAAGAGGTACATAAGACCCTTCACTGGAAGACCCGTCATGTTTGTGGCCTGTAGTGCCACTAGAGTGAAATGCAAAAGCATCACGTAATGTGTTAAACTCTGTATTTAATGGGTTAGCACGTACAACGGCTGTTGCAACAATGTCTGCCGAAGACTGTCTTACATAGCCTGTCATGTGTTATCTCCTATCACCTAATCCGTAAGTCACCGTAACCGCTTGAATAGTATGGCTAGGACTTGTATTGTTTGTAACATAGGTTAGTGAGATAGAATCTCCTGACCCACTAATCGAAGTAGTTTTTATTGGCGAAGGATTGCCGTCATAAATATCTGCCTCATCATATGTAGTACCAATATTGTTATAATAAACTGCAGCACCTTCAGTTGTAAAAGTAAAGCTAGAAGGAGTGGCTATTTCTGAATCACCAAAGTTATAACTGATGCCTAAAGCAACTTCAGTTACGCCCTCTGTTTTAAGAAAAGTTTTTACCTTATAGAACATCTTTCTAATGTCTGTGTCTTGCATAAAATAGTAAGGAGTTTGATATACACTTAAAATATCAGCCCCGTTAAAATCATACCCTGTTTCTTGTCGGTGTATTCTACCTAAATGATCGCCATGAATAACAAACTCAAATTGCCCTATGTAGCCACTAGCTACAGCAGTAGCATCTATACCTACAAGTTGACTATACTCAAAAGTAGACTGAGCAGTAGGGTTTTTGCGAATTGCACCCATAAGAGATAGTGAAGAACTTTGTTCAAAAAACAACCTAAATTGTGACTTTCTTTTTACTACAACAGCTTTTAGTTTTATTATATTTTCGTTTAATGAATAGCTTTCAAAAGCTTTTTGTATTTCTTTTGACACAGTTTCAAGTTCAACATCACCAATTTTGTTTGTACCTGAGACTGGGCGAAGACCATCTGGCCCTAAGAAAAGAATATCTCCACCAAATTCTATTACGGTATCTGAGGCTACACAACCTAAATCATTAGTAACACTTTCAAGTAAAAAATTAGAGTAGTTATCTCCTACTAATTTTTTAATAGCATTTTGACCAAAGATATAAAGTTGATTACGAAACCCAATAATTTGAGTAATGGAAAAACCTACATTAATTACACCAGCACCATTAGCAGGATTAAAGTCTGTATCATTTAAAGGAGAAGAAAAGTATAAGTTAAAAGGATAGGTAGCATCACCAGCTAAAAACAAATGGTTTGCAAATGCACTAGAAAACTTTGGTGCAGCAGGTGCATTCTCATGATATAACTTTATATAGTCTGTACCGTTATATTTAGCAGCTTGATTTACGCCATCAGTAAGTACCAGTACTTCTTCACTCCAATTATATTTTGAGAAGCGTACAATGTCTATATTAGTAAAGCTAGGGTTAGTAGGTCTGTACTGACCTGCGCCAGAACCTGCTGTAATATTTCCTGTAACTGCACCCCCTGCAGCTATCTGTGTAATAGTTTTAAAATACTTTGTACTGCTTACAGTAACTGCACCATTAGGACCAGCAATAGCTTCTGTTTGAGCAATATCAAGGGAGTCTGTACCTGTTATAGTAAAAGTTACACCAGAGTTATTATTACCTGCTAATCCAGTTATAGTTAATTTTCTTGGTTGTAAAGACGCAGCAGTATAAAAGTTGATTGCGCCACCATCTGCTAAGGCACCATTTAAAGTTAAGTTAGCTGCACCACCTGTTGTTTGTGCTGCACATACCCCATCTGTATCATCTGCTACAAAAGAACTATCTACAGCAGTCCAACCAATAACAGTAGGAGTACCTACTACTGTACTAGAGTGAGAAGAAGTAGCACCTGTTAAAACATTTCCAGCGGCGTGTATAGTAGTAGGGAGTTTACCTAAATCT